CTGCTGGCGAACTGGCCGCAGCTGGAGGGGCACATGAGCGATCAGCATTATCGGGTGAGCGTGGGTGGTTGGGAGCTCTGCGAAGATGAGCTGGGCCATCCGATCGGGCAGCAGGAAATAAAGTTCGTGCCGGTGGTAACAGGTGCTGGCGCTACCGGGCGGATCATTGCGGGAATTGCGTTGGTCGCCGTTGGACTGTTCGTGCCAGGTATCGGAGCGCTTGGCGTTCAATTGCTGGTTGGCGTCGGCGCATCCCTGGTCCTCGGCGGCGTTGCTGAGCTGCTCACCCCCACGCCAAAAATTCCCCAGGGTCCAGACTCGCAGGACGATCCGCGCAAGTCTTATTCATTCAGCTCGATTCAGAACACCAGCCGCGCTGGAACACCGGTGCCGATCGTTTACGGCCGCTGCATTGTCGGCAGCGTGGTGGTTAGCGGCGGCGTTGACACCGTGCAGGTGGTCGGATGATCAGCGGCGCAGGCGGATCGGGCGGCAAAGGCGGCGGCAGTAGCGCCCGCACGCCAACGACAGCACGCGACAGCCTTGATTCAACGCAGTATGCCCAGCTGATTGACCTGATCTCAGAGGGCGAGATCGACGGGCTGGTTAATGGCCTGCAATCAATCTATCTTGATGATACACCGATCCAAAATCCAGACGGATCGTATAACTTTCAGAATCTTGAAGTTTATCTGCGCAACGGTACGCAGAATCAAGAAGTAATACCATTTGCCGGCGCAATTGAAGATGAGCGCTCTGTAGGCGTCACGGTACGCAATGACGGCCCGGTGACGCGCAGGATCACAGATGCGCAAACCGAAGCGGCAAGAATCACAATCACGGTGCCGAGGCTAGAACGCATCACCAATGAAGGCGACACTGTAGGCGAAAACGTCAGGCTGCAAATCAGCATTCAATATAACGGCGGCGGGTTTAACGTTGTCATTGATGACACAATCTCAGGCCGCACCGGTGACGCCTATCAGCGTGACTACCTGGTGAGCCTGACGGGCGCCTTCCCGGTTGATATTCGCCTAACCAGGATCACGCCTGACAGCACAGACCTACGGCTAGCTAATCAGTTCTCTTGGTCAAGTTATACAGAAATCATTTACGCCAAGCTGAACTATGCCAACTCAGCATTGGCAGGATTGCGTATTGACGCGCAGCAATTCAGCAGCATCCCCCGCCGTGCTTATGATATTCGCGCGCTCAAAATTCGCATCCCGTCTAATGCAACAGTGGATCAAGCCACTGGCCGGCTGATCTACAGCGGCGTATGGAATGGCACCTTTGGCGCTGCTCAATGGTGTTCAGACCCTGCCTGGTGCCTGTGGGATCTACTTACTAAGCGCTACGGGTTTGGTGATCAAATCGACCCGGCCAGCCTCGACAAGTGGGCATTTTTCTCAGCGTCCCAATACTGCTCGCAGCTTGTACCCGATGGCTTTGGCGGCTTTGAGCCACGGTTTAGCTGTAACGTCAACATCCAAACATCAGAAGAGGCATACAAACTAATCAACGACATGTGCAGCGTATTCCGCGCCATGCCTTACTGGGCGGTCGGCGCGCTCACAGTGTCGCAGGATAAGCCATCTGATCCAGCGTTTGAGTTTAATAATTCCAACGTCGAAGGTGGGATATTTACCTACAGCAATAGCAGCCTCAAGACCAGATTTAATGTTGCGGTGGTTTCCTACTTCGATATGGAAACCCGCGACATTGCTTATGAGGTGGTAGAAGATGCGGCATCAGTTGCTAAATATGGCGTCCTCAAGACTGAGGTAGGGGCCTTCGCAACCAACAGCAGGGGCCAGGCGCACCGACTAGGCCGCTGGTTGGTCTACACCGGCGGCGAGACCGTCACGTTCACCGCTGGCCCTGATGCAGGCGTTGTGGTGCGCCCTGGCATGGTGATACCGATCGCTGATCAGCTCAAGGCCGGCAGCAGACGCGGCGGACGCATTGCAGCTGCAACGTCCAGTGTGATTACGGTTGATGACGCTGCAGCGCTGCCCGCATCAGGCGGAATCCTGTCGGTGGTACTCCCCACTGGCACCGTCGAGGCTAGGCCGATCACCAGCCGGGCGGGCAATGCTGTCACAGTGTCGCCGCCATTCTCGGCGGCGGCAAACGTCAACAGCGTCTGGCTGGTGGAGACGACCTCGATTCAGCCGTCACTTTGGCGGGTGCTGGCGGTTACCGAAGAGGATGGCATCAAATACAAGATCACAGCCTTTGAGTACGACCCCAGCAAATACGACTTTATCGAGCTGGGCACTGCACTGGTGCCGCGAGATATTACCGATCTCAACATCATCCCGCCAGCGCCAAATAATCTCACCGCTCAGGAGTTGCTTTATGACGCTGGCGGGCGAGCTGAAAGCAAGCTACTAATCAGCTGGCAACCAGTCACGGGCGTTCAGCAGTACCGCATCCGCTGGCGGCAGCAGTCAGGCAACTGGACGGCTGAAACCATTGAACGCGAAGACTACGAAATTCAACCCGTGCCGCCAGGGGTCTATGAGATTGAGCTTTATTCGATCGGCGCCAATCTGCGGCCATCAGTTGATCCATCCCGGCTGAGTACGCAGACCTTCGGCAAGACCGCGCCGCCTGAGGATGTAACCGGACTAAGCCTGATGCCAAGCGATGAGCTAAGCGCCGTTCTCAGCTGGGACCGTGCCACCGCGTTAGATGTACTCCTAGGCGGCAAGGTTTTGATTAGGCATAACGCGCGACTGGTTGGCGCAATCTGGGAAGAGTCGCAAGAGATCGTTGCATCAGCAGCCGGCAGCCAGACGCAGAAGCAAATTCCTATCCTTGAGGGAACTTATCTAGTCAAGTTTGAAGATGACAGCGGCAACAGATCAATCAACCCTGCACTGGTGGTAACTGATCTACCAACACCTCAACCACGGGAGATGGTGCAGGAATACGCAGAGGATCAGGAGACCCCACCATTTTCAGGGAATGTCACAGGGATGTTCTACAGCGCTGAATATGACGGCCTAGTGATTGATGGCGGGCTATTGGTTGATGATGTCAGCGACTGGGATGCCCTGGGTTCGGTTGATAGTGATGGCGGCATCAGCCCCATAGGTGAATACGAATTTGGCAGCACCTGGAATATGGGCGGCGTGTTTGATGTGAACATGCGCCGCCGGCTAATTGCTCGTCCATTGCGAGCTGGCCAAACCTGGGACGACAAGACCAGTGATATTGACAGCTGGCCCGAGATTGACGAAGGCAACCTTGATGGCACCAATGCCCTGGTGTTTGTGCGGGCAACGGCGGATGATCCAACCGGAACGCCGACATGGGGCGAATGGAACGAGCTGACAAACGGCATCGTGCGCGGGCGTGGTTTCCAGTTCAAGGCATGGGCAACAACTAATGATCCAGCGGTCAATGTTGTGATCAGTGAGCTGGGCTGTGTGCTGGAGCTGCAGCAGCGCGTGGAGCAATCGGCAACGCTCACTAGCGGCGCTGGATCTTATGCGGCCACGTTTGCCGATGCGTTTTATGAGCCGCCAAATATGGGGATTACAGCGATGAGCATGGCGACGGGCGATTACTTCGAGATCAGCGCTGTTACCCGTAGCGGGTTCTCCGTAGTCTTTAGGAACAGTGCAGGCACAGCAGTGAGCCGTCAGTTCACTTATACCGCAATCGGTTACGGGAGGCAGGTCTGATGGCACAGCATGACTACATCCTGGCCAATGCCGCTGGCGCGTCGTTTCGTGCCGACGCCAACAACGCACTAGCTGCAATTGTCAGCCAGAACAGCGGCCCCAACCAGCCAAACCCGACCTATGCCTATCAGTGCTGGGCCGATACAACCACGGGATTGTTGAAGCTCAGAAATGCTGCGAACAATGCCTGGCTGACAATTGGCACATTGGCTGATGCCAATCTCGGGCTGCTGAGCCTTGCGGGTGGCACGATGACAGGGGCGATCACCTTCGCCGGAACGCAGCCCACAGCAACGACCGCTGCATCTGGGATTGTCCAGCTTGATAGCGGCATTAGCAGCACAAGCGAAACGCGGGCCGCAACGCCTAAGGCGGTCAAGGATGCTAAGGATGCTGCAGCGGCCAGCGCTGCTGCCACATACCTGCCGCTGGCCGCCGCTGGCTATCGCAACCTGTTAATTAACGGCAACCCGATTACCAATCAGCGGGGGTATGTATCAGGTACTGCTACAACAGTTGCCAATCAATACACTCTAGACCGCTGGCGTGTTGTTACATCAGGCCAGGCCATCAGCTGGACAGATAGTGCTAATGTCCGCACCGTCACCGCGCCAGCCGGTGGCGTCGAACAAGTGATTGAAGGGCTGAGCGTCATTGGCGGCACCTACGCCCTGAACTGGACCGGCACTGCTACGGCAACAATTAACGGTGCGTCTGTGGCCAAGGGCGGCAACGTCACCCTGGCCGGCGGCACCGATGCCACGGTGAGATTTAGCGGCGGCACACTTTCGCTTGCACAGCTTGAGCCAGGAACTGTCGCCACACCGTTTGAGCAGCGCCCGATTGGGACTGAGTTGGCGCTGTGCCAGAGGTACTTTCAAGAGCATCAATTCCAAACTGGTGGTGTAACAGCATCTGGAGTGGCGATGTATGGTCAAATTTTTTATAGCGTTCAAATGCGAAGCGTCCCAACCGCTGCATTCTCCAGCGTTGGCGCCGTGGGCAACTTTGACACAGCAGTGCCGGCCGTGGCCTCTGTCAGCAATGTGCGTCAAATTTCTTTTTTTAAGACAGCGACAGGTACTGGTAGCGGCATTTATTCATTTGTTGGCGCTTTTTCCGCTGAACTGTAGCCCTCATGCATTGCTTAACCGTGGCTGACCTGCGGGAGCTGCTAGCGGCTTAGCCCAGGTCCGCAGACTGAGAGCGTAAGTCGCTGGCATGGAGTGGACCTGGCAACAATCATTGCACTGCTGGGCGTTTCAGGCTCTGGCGTTGTAGCACTTTGGAAGATCGCCAACGGTCTCGGGCGCTTCGAGGCCCGCACCAGCACGATCCTTGAGGGCATCAAGGAGATGCTGATAGACCACGAAGAACGGCTCAGGGAGATCGAACACAAATGAAACTCACCACCATCATCTCAGCAATTGGCGGCGGCGCACAGGCTGTCTCTGGCGCGTGTTCCGCTGCAATCATCGTCGGCGGAATCTACCTAGTTGACTGCCGCATCTCCGCCCGTGGCGCTGATCAAGTTGATCGGTGCTACTTCACCGCCCTGCCATTAATGGGCGTTGGCATTGCTGGCCGCGGCGGGTTCAACGTCGGGTTCAACACGTTCAACCCAGCACTGCGCAAAGAAGACGACAAGCCCGGCGGACTACTCGGTGGCCGCCGATGACCTACGCCACCGTTCGCGCCGCTGCTGAGCACATTGCCAGAACTGGCAAGATCACGCCGCATCAGCTGGCGGCATTTTCAGCGCTGGACCAGAATCTGGCCGATGCGCAGCGCCAATCGTTCACTGAGCTTTGGCGGGCGGCGGGGAGTCCAGCGGCGCAACAATCCGACCTGGCCGCAGCGCTGAAGATCATCAAGGAGTTTGAAGGCCGCTCCCTCGATTCCTACCCCGACCCGCTGCACGGCTGGGACGTGGCAACAATCGGCTACGGCACCACCCGTTACAGCGACGGCCGCAGGGTGTCGAAAGGCGACACGATTAACGCCATCGAGGCGGACATGCTGCTTCGCCAAGATATTGACCGCATTGCTGAGAAGCTCTGCGCAACTGTGCCGTTCTGGGTGGCGATGGCCGATCACCAAAAATGCGCGCTGATCTCGTTCGCCTACAACCTCGGCAGTGGGTTTTATGGCGCCGAAGGGTTTGAAACCATCAGCCGCGAGCTGCGCGGGAAGAACTGGTCAGCCGTGCCTGCTGCGCTGCTGCTCTACCGCAACCCTGGCACCAACGTCGAAGCTGGCCTGAAGCGCCGCCGTGAGGCTGAGGGCCGGCTATGGGCTGGCAATTCACAGCAGCCGAAGCTGAGCCCGACCAGCCCGTTTTGCGCGCTCATCACACCGCACATCACCCTGGGTGAGTTTGCGCTGAATGAGGAGGCCAGGCGGTTCACTCATCAGCACCAGATCGCAACCGCCGCCGAACTGGCTGCGTTTCTTGAGCGGGTGCGCATTGCCTTTGGTGGCAAGCCGGTGATTATCACCAGCGGATACAGGCCGCCGGCCATCAACAAATCAGTGGGTGGCGCCAGCAGCAGTGAGCACCTCTACAACGCGCCCAGCGTTGGC